GAAAAATACTATGGTTTTGTATACTTAATAACAAATCTTTTATCGGGAAAAATGTATATTGGCAGGAAGTATTTCACGGCAAAAAGGGGAAAAAAAAGAATACAAAGCGACTGGAAAAAATATTATGGATCAAGCAAAACATTAACAGAAGACGTTACTAATATAGGATACAAAAAATTTTCGAGAGAAATTTTGTCTTTACATTTTACGAGAGGCGACACTAATTATTGGGAAACTAAAGTCCAATTTGAATTGAATGTTTTAGAAGAAAAGAATGAAAATGGTGAAAGACTCTATTACAACAATAATATAATGTCGAGATACTTCGCTCCTAAAAAAGAATTTTCACCAGAACATAGAAGAAAACTAAGTGAAAGTAGAATTGGCATTTCTTTTACAAGAGAACACAAAGAAAACATTTCCAGATCAAAAAAAGGTGGGAATACTTGGAATAAAGGAGTGTTAGGTTCCACAAAAGGAAACACGAAAAAAAGATCGGAAGAAGAAAGAAAAAAAATTTCTCAATCTTTAAAAGAAAAGAATATACAACCCAAATACTGCAAAAACAACAAAACAGAAGCGCATAGAAAAAAAATTTCACAATCTTTAAAAGAAACTGGTAATTTCGCCACAAAAAATCCCAATTCTCCTGATAATTGGGAAGCAGATATTTTAACTAAAGACGGTCTCACAACTATCGAATCACCATCTGTGTGGTGTTCTCTCAACAATATAAATTACAATGCTCTTAAAGCATGGTCAAAAAAAAACTTGGATAACGAAAGATTACATTCAAAATATAATATTAAAATAATAGCATTTAGAAAAAAAGGGATTGAACATTAGGGAAGAACTCAATATAACTAGCACCAAGCAATGGAACCCACTTTCAGATATAGTAGATGCTTATTACATATGTAAGATGGGACACGAAAAATGCTTGACAAACGTGAAAATATAGAGTAGTATCAAAGTCTTAATAGAAAATATATCATAAAGGATGTCTTGCATGGAAATTAAACGTAAAAGTGTGATTACTGGTGTTGAACGTGTTGTTAATATTCCTGTAAATCCAGAGGATTTGATTTTGTGGGAAAATGGTGATGCTTCTATTGATGATGCAATGCCTTATTTGAACAATTCAGATCGTGAATTCATACTTTCTGGAATTACACAAGAAGAATGGAGAGCGGTATTCGCAGAAGAAATATATGATAGTTATATTTAATGGACCACCAGGAACAGGCAAAGATGAATGTTGTCTGTTCCTAGAAAAAAAAGGGTTTGGACACCTAAGTTTTAAAAAATTGTTGTTACAAGAAACATGCAAATATTTTGGTGTCGGTATAGATTGGTTTATGTCAGGTTATGACGATAGATCAAAAAAAGAAGCATCTTCTTCGTATTTGCAAGGATTTAGTAGAAGGGAAGCGATGATATATGTTTCTGAATGTATCATCAAACCAAAATATGGAAAAGATTTTTTTGGCAAAGAAGTATCGAACAAAATAGAAAAAGGTAAAGACTATTGTTTCAGTGATGGTGGTTTTAAAGAGGAACTTGAACCGATTATAAATAAAGTTGGGACCAATGATATATCCTTGGTTCAATTGACAAGAGAAGGGTGTGATTTTTCTTCCGATTCAAGAAGATATTTAAATGGAACTCTTGTTAATGAATATATAATCAAAAAAGAAACTCCTATAATAAAATCACACATACTTCCAGACAACTTTTCAATAAGAATATATCGTATACACAATAACGGTAATGTAAAGGACTTACATGGAACAATCGAAAAAATTTGCCGACAAGAAAAAGAAAATACAGGCAAACAAGCGTAAGGTTTTTTTAGAAAATCCATACGACTTAGAAACTTTTTTTGAATCTCTCAGTATTGCATCAGATAATGGTAAAGAATTAATATTCATAGATAGGTTCATTGCAACAGTGAGACTTGATCCAGAAGGAGAAGTGTCGGATATTCTATATAAAATACTTAGCGATTTAGAACTAATGAAAACATAAACAATTTAATTATGAAAGAAGGAGAACTACACTATGGGTAAAAAAGCATCTGGTAAGCACTACGTTTCAAAAGGTGAGCGCAAATCTTCAATCACAACTCGCACAAATGATCCGGCACAGAAAGTCATTGACCAACAAAATGCTTGGGCGAAGGGGCAAAACCCTTGGATCACAATTCCGAATCCAAACAAAAATGAAACCAATAAGCGTTTTATTCGTGTAAAGGCAAATGATCTTTACGGATCACCAAAACAAAGAGCAAAGCAACAATACGTGATTTCATGAGTTGTATCTACAAAGGTGAAGTAGTAGAAACTGCATTATCTAAAAACGCAAAAGGCGGCACGGAAATGATGCGTGACCGCCTTTTGCGTAATTTGCCTAATGACCTGCTACAAAATTATGCTATACATCTTTCGCGCCCAAGAGAAATATACAGTGATGTGAAAAATATTCTCTGGTGTCATGATCTTGCAGAAGACCCTGAAAACAAAATTCTACAAGATGGTGGATGGAAAAAATTTGACTTTTTCGTGTTTGTTTCACAATGGCAACGCGACAGTTATATTAATATGTTCAGCATACCATATGACAAGTCTTTAATCATACCAAATGCAGTTGAAGTTGAACACAAACAAAGACAAAAAGATAACACAACAATCAAATTTATATACCACACAACCCCTCATAGGGGATTAGGTTTGGCGTATACTGTATTTGATGCACTGTCTAAACAATATGAAAATATAGAATTTGATGTTTTTTCGTCCTTTGCGGTATATGGTTGGCAAAGCAGAGATGCTAAATTTGAACCATTATTCGACAAACTTAGAGAACATCCAAAAATAAATTATCATGGCGCAAAGGATAATGGGACGGTTCTAGGGTATCTAGAAAAATCTCATGTATTTCTGTATCCAAGTATTTGGAAGGAAACCTCTTGTATTGCAATGATTGAGGCATTGCGATCTTCATGTGTAGTTATAAATCCAAACTACGGCGCATTAAATGAGACTTCTGAAAATATGTCTATATCATGTGATTTCACAGAAGATATGAATAAACATGCTCAAAAGTGCTATGGTATTACAAGATGGTTGCTTTCACAAGAGCAAAGGCAACAAGGTTTCATAAATAATATTGGTAATAGAGAAAATCAGTCTTTATCAAAAAACAACATCAGTTCCTTTTCTAAAAAATGGACAAATTTGCTTGAAACCTTGAAAAATTCTTAGAATAAGATGCTGATATAAAAAGAAGACTTGACAAATGCTAATTGATGATATAGAGTATATCAATTAAGCAAGTTAAATAAAGGATGAATAAAAATGGCAGTATTAGTTGATTATAACCAAGTTATGTTAGCATCACTGTTTGCGTCAATAGGAAATCACCACAACGCAGACATCAGCGAAGACATGATACGACATATGTTTTTAAATTCGCTAAGAGCATCTAGGAAAAAATTTCACAAAGAGTACGGAGAATTGGTAATTTGTGCGGATGGTAAAAATTCGTGGCGTAAAAATATATTCCCATACTACAAAGCAAATCGCAAAAAAACTAGAGAAGAATCAGAACTTGATTGGAACGAATTGTTCCGTATTATGTCAAGTATACGCGAAGAATTAGACGAAAATTTTCCATACAAAGTAATACATTTTGATTCAGTAGAAGCAGATGATGTTATAGGTAGCATAGTTCATGAAAATGGAACTATATTAGAAAACAATTCAGAAAAATTCTTAATTTTGTCTGGCGACAAAGATTTTGTTCAGTTGCACAAATATAGTAATGTATATCAGTATGATCCAGTAAGAAAAAAATGGATTACTAATTCAAATCCAGAACAATATCTGAAAGAACATATACTAAAAGGTGATTCTGGTGATGGCATACCAAATATCATATCAGATGATAATTGCCTTGTGATTGGGAAACGCCAAAAACCTATGACTGCAAAAAGAATGAGTGTTTTCCTAGAAAGTATTGAAAACATGAGTGATGTGGAAAAAAAGAAATATGAGAGAAACAAAATACTCATTGACCTAAATAGTATTCCAGAGATGTATAAAGAAAAAGTCATTGAAAAATACAACATACCCAAAGTTAATATGGGTAATAAAATTTTGGAATATTTCATGGACAAAGGTCTAAAAAATCTAATGAGTGATATAGGAGATTTCTACTAAATGCGTTTATCAATAGCAGAAGTTGTCAAAAAGGCAATTGATACAAGTAAAAGAGAAGATAAAATAAAATGGTT